AGCTCTGATAGCATCATATACAGGCCCATATGGAACAGCAATGGTAACAACAGAACCTGATGTGTCGTATCCACCTAAACTAAGACCAGGAATCCTAAATATAGTTGGGTTGGGAATACCTATAGGAACTGAACCATTCAAAAATACGCTGTCAATACACCAATTTTGCACAACAGAAGCAATTATCTGTCCAGCAGGCGCACCTATACTCCAGTATCGATCTTCATGCAGAGCTGATGCGCGGATGAATCGATTATTGAGCCAGGGTAAGAGGCCAGACCCGGTTACTTTCAATTGACCCTTTTCGCTGTCGGCCGTATCAATCATCATAATCTCTTTACTTCCGGCAAGACCTACGAAAATGCCAATCGGCAGTTTTTGAATCATCTCTGTAGTTGCCGGGACAACTAATTCAATCTCTCCATCGCCATAATATCGCTCAGTCCAAATAACGGATGTGAATTTGTCGATCTCGGATTGCTTTTGAAACCCCCGATTCAAGGTGAAAAGTTCCACTCAGAGACCCCCATAGCGCTCGTAATATGTGAGCTGCCAATCTTGAACACCCGCATTAGTGATAACAGCAAAATCGTTTACGCCTGGTTGTAAAACTGGCCAAGAAGAACCGGATTGCATCTTTGATAGAAGATTTGCGATAATGCCAGTATTAAATGCAACGGTTTGAACAAACCTGTTCCCATCCAGAGAACTCATCGAAAAATATTTTGTTGCGTCAACAGAAGCTGTTACATTGAAATATGATGCTAATGGATCGCCAACCTGAATACCAATTGAAGCAGGAGCAGGATCAGAGACCCTTGTAATTTGAACATTGATCCCAGCTACAATATCGCCATTGTATTGAACCTCTGTTGGGGAACTGAAATCGCGATCAGTTTGGCCGGTAACAATCGTAGGATCAGCTGCTGTAAAATATGGATCAGGACAGATGATTGAAACCTGCATCTCAGGATCTTTGCTGAACTGAGCCACATTGGTATCCTCGACAATACCAGCAATTGCCACCGGAGGCATATCGTCACTATAGAAGATCAATCGTGTAAGCGATTTTGGCATGAAATATAAATACAGAAGTCTGCGAAGACTTTCAAACGTCCAATCAATCCAATCCGGATTAGGATGAAGAGTAAGAACAATATTCCTAGTTGCTACACTGCTTCCCACATAAGCTGACCCATCAACAGATCCGAATGGCGATGTGTTGACAGTAGCCTTGACCGGGTCCAGACCGGTGATATTCCGAATCTGAATCAAGTCGGTTTCTTCCCTGCCACCATCACTCAAAGCTAGCGTCGGGGCATCTAGCCATGAGCTATACGCTTCAAGTTTAGTCAACACAGATATTCAGACCTCCTTGGGCTCCCGAAGGAGCCCGAGTTTACGCGAGGGTAAGCGCAGTTCTCAATTGTGAGAGCTGATTCTTGGTTTGCCTATAGATTTCAATCTCAGTCAAAGCTTCTGGTGAGTAATTGTTCTGCTGATATGTAATTGATGCAGGAGGCTGTCCAGTAGTGTCACCAGCAGCTCCTGACACTGTCTGCGAAGAGGATATAGCGGAAGCTTGTCCGAATGACGTTGATCCGACCACTGGCGCAGTATCAATCATGGTGCTCATCTGATCGGCACCTTCTTGCACCTGTGTCAAATCCAGTACAGGCGTGATCACTGGGTTCATATCGGCTACATTACTAAGAGCATCTGGAATTGCACTCATAGAGTCGATCATGGAATTGGTCATATCCGTTACTGCAGAAGTGACATTATCCTGTTGATCGGCAATACCATTGATCATACCTTGTATTGTATCCACACCAATATCGTAGAAGACCTTGGATGGAGATCCAATATGCAATAGTTTCTTTACTGCGCCAGGAATACTGGCCACAATACTCTCAGCCTTTGATACAACAGCTCCAGCCAACGAACCCATACCATTGATCATGCCTTGAACGATAGACCAGCCAAGATTCCATCCGGCTTTTATCAGTTCAGGCTCATGAGTTCTAATTGACGCAGCCACGCCATTGACAAAACTGACAACAGCTGAAGCGCCCCTATCAAACAATTCCTGACCTGCACTACCAAGCGCACTGATCAATTTACTAATAGTATTTGCCCCGGCAGTTATGACCTTGCTGCCATTATCGCCAATACCGTTGATAAATTTAACAACGGCGTTGGCACCGGCATTAACTAGTTTATCAAATCCATCGGTAATCGCATTTACAAATTTAACAAGAGCGTTGGCGCCCGCGTTAATCACTTTGGAAAGGTTGTTACCAATTCCAGTCACGAAATGGGAAATTACATCGCCAGCCACATTAACTACTTTATCAATGACATTGGAAATACCAGTAACTATACTGATCAACACGCTGGCACCAGCCGATATGATCTTCGGAAGATGCCCAGCCAATGAAGTCAAGAATGTAGTAATAAGCGAAGCGATCATGGCCACCAACTGAGACATATTGTCTCTGATACCCTTAATAAGCGCCAATAGCATACTTAAACCTGCAGCCACTATCTTCGGGAAGTTATCTGAGATAACCTTCAATGCGGCCACAATAAGAGCGTCGAATGCTTTGGCAATCTGAGGGGCTGCCGCAATAACAGCATTTGCAAGAGCTACAAGAATCTTGCCCAGAGCAGCTACAAATTGCGGTGCAGCATTTGCAAGAGTAGTAACCATAGTCAACAAAGCTTGAACCACATTTTGTGCAAATATTGGAATCTGCTGCATAAAATCAGTAAACGCTTTGAGTAATATCCCAATAGCTACTGGGCCGGATACGGCAATAGCACTTAGACCTACACCAACCAGAGCTACACCAGCACCAGCCAAAGCCAAACCTGCGCCAATGAGGAGTAGAGCAGCTCCGAGTGCTAACAATGCGGGAGCAACCGGTTCGAGTAATACGCCAGCAACGCCAAGAACGGCAAACGCTGCTGCAAGTCCAATCAGACCCTTGAGAATCTCGGTCCAAGATTGCCTGCCAAGTCCCTCCAGAGCTGGAGCAAGCAACGCCAAGCTGGCAGAAGCAACGGCCAAAGCCGCAGCACCCGCAAGACTTCCTGTCATAGCGTACATACCAGCTGCTAGAACAGTTAAAGCCAGAGCAAGACTGATTATTCCCTTGGCCAATGTCCCAATCGACTGTCCACCAAGACTTTCAACAGAACTGGCAATGCCTTTCAAAGCAACAGAAACCAATAGGAGACCCGCTGCTGTAAGTACCATATTTGAAGGCATAAGTTGCATAGCGCCAGCGATAATGAGAAGCGCAGCAGCAATTGAAGCCATACCCTTGGCAATATTCACCCAGGGCATCTTGCCGAAACTTCCCACAGCACTTGCGAGTATTTTAAGTCCTGTAGCAACAACGACCAGGCCAGCGCCAATTTGGATCATCCCGGACGGGAAGAGTCTTGAAGCAAGCCCAATGCCACCAAGTGCAACGGCGACAGAAGCCATACCCTTGCCCAACGCTTCCCAACTCATGCCACCGAACTGCTTGATAGCCAGAGCCAGAATATTCAGAGCTATGGCAATGGCGGTAATACCAATACCAGCACTGATCAGACCAGTAGTACTCTTAGATAGTGGGCCAGCAGCTACAGATATACCTACAAGAAGCAGACCAACAGCTGTAAGACCCTTGGCGAGCTGTTCCCAACTCAAACCACTTAACTTTGCTACGGCTATGGCGAGAATATCCACAGCTGTAGCCAGCAATATCATAGACCCGGCAATAAGCGGGATCTTTACAAAACCTGCTGTTGGAATTTTGTTGATAAGAGCCATAGCGCCAATGAGTTCGCCCATAGCAAAGGCCACACCGGCTATAGCTTTATTAAGCTTGTCTGGCTGGATCATCGACATTGCGACAATAGAACCAGTAAGGATTCCAACAGCTGCAGCAATCTCAAGCAACGTAGCGGCCTTGATCGTCTGCTGCATATTCTTAAGAGCACCGGTCAAACCGTCAAACGTTTCGCTGACGCTCTTCAAAATACCGCCGCCAAGCATATCTGATAAGCCGCCACTGAAGAACTTCTTGAACACCAGATACATGCCCCCGAGAAGGCCTGTTCTGATAATGTCTAAAAGTCCTTGCCAGTTAATGTTCTGTAGACCAGCGCCGATCTGCTGACCAAGATTTCCAATTTCATCGCTAATGGCTTTGAACCCTGGTTTCAGCTTGTCTGCTACATTTCCAACACCTTGCCAGAAATTGTCCCAAGCGAGTTTGGCTCCCTCGAGCACCTTCTGCAAAGGCGATAAAGCTCCGGCCATTCCTCCTACTACTGAGGAAAATCCCCCGGAGGCTTTTGACCCAAACCCACTGAAGAGGTTTCCAATAGCGGATGCCATTCTCTCAAGGAATTTGATAGGCTGGGCAAGTACACTGCCAAGCCCGACAAAGAAATCATGAAGCCTATTACCTGACTTGAGAGCTTTGTCAACTGAGACCAGAAAGTCGCCAATATTCCCAGTAAGGTTCAGGAAACCCCCGCCACCTGTGCTTATTGTAGCGAAGAGTGTCTTAAATACGGTGAATACACCACTGAGAAGCTGCTTACCAATATCAAGAATCGCAAACAGCCCGGCAAATGTGCGCTTCAGATTATCGACAGTCTGTGCACTGGGCATAAGTGACTTCATGAAGTTGTCAAATGACCTAGTTATACTGACAAGCTGAGCGGCAGTCTCAGGCGGGAATATCTCTCGGAAAGCGGCCTTGATAGGCGCCATTACTGCGCCGAGATCCTTCCAAGCCTGCTTCAATCCGTCGATGAGAAGAGTTCGACCGCCAAGCTTGGCCCAACCTTCGAGCAGTTTATTCAAATCATAAAGCGGCTTTGTCAGAGCGTTCTCAGCGACAGTGTGAATAGCACTGAATAGAGTGGTCGCTGTATTGATATCGCCAAATATAGTTTTGAAGATAGCGCCCCAGGCCGTTGCCACTTCCTCTTTCAAGGCTTGCTGCAGCTGAGTCATCGTCTTGATGTTGGTCGCAGCGCCTGTGGCTACCTTGCCCAGTCTCTCAATATCCTTGATCTGAGCTGCAGTATAACCCTCAGCCTTCAACTGGGCAGTCGTCATGTCGCCCGTAAAGCCCTTTAGCGTCGTCGTCAGGACCTTACTAGTAAGCCACCCACTATGCAATGACTGTCTGAACGAGTTACCTGATGCAGTCCACTGATCAAAGGTCTCGCCCACCTTGGCGTTCTTGATGGTATGCATAGCGACGCCTGTGTCATACAGGGCCTTCTGAAATACCTTACCGCCCATACCGGCATTGACTACCGAGTTCCAGTCCTGAAGCTTGACTGTACCCGAAGCGATAGCTTGTGAAAGCTGGTACATTGCCGATGAAGCTTGATCAGCGTTTGATCCCGACAACGCAGCCAGGTTGGCAATACCCTTGATAGATGCAGTCGACGTTTTAAGATCAACACCGGCAGCCGTGAAGGTACCGATGTTCTTGGCCATCTCAGAGAAATTGTATACTGTCTTATTGGCGTAAGTATTCAGCTCGGCCAATGCAGCATTGACTTGAGCCAAACCCTTCTTGCCAGTAAGACCGGTGTTTGCCAGAATTGTTTGAACAGCGTTGATCTGAGTCTCATAGTTATGAAACCCAGCCACGATTGGGTCAATAGTTAATGCTTTGGCAAACTGCAGCCCTGCGTTGACTGCCTTGTTGACGATATTGGTCAGAACCGTAAGAGCAACGGCAGACATTGCCGAGAATTTGCTCTTGATAGAGTCAATTGCTCTTGCTATGGGGTTGAGGTCGACCTTTGCGGCAGAGGCACTAACCTGGTCTAATGCATCGCCCGCTTTGGGAAAACTCAACGCTGACTTCAACTTGTTCAGAGCATTGATAGCTGCATTGACACCAGATTCGAACTTGCTAGATTCGAAACTCATTGATACAACTTTGTCATCAACAGTTGCCATTAGACTTTGGTCACCTCCTTCCATGCATCAGCCGCTATTCTGTCAAATATAGGTCTTATCGCGGGCATAATATAATCTCGCCCTTGAACGTACCCGCCAGTTCCAGTTCCGTGTCCGTACTGAATTAGGATCGCGATAGGTCTACCCGAATGGACATTACGGTTATGCCAACGAATAGAGTAATATCCCTTTCGCTCAACAATCTCGTAATACCAAGAATCCGCCGTCAAACCGGTTCTTCTAGGAGTCGCGTTAGATAGTGCCGATACACCTAACGACCCATATCTACTCAAAGTAGCAAACACATTATCTTTACTTAGATGGTCCAAATATCGCTCTGTGTTGTTGAACGAACCTTTCTGTGTAATTTCAATAGGCATGATTTCTATTGAGCAGTAAGACGAATTATTACAACTCCAGGATCGCCTTTAGTTCGTGAACCTTTGGAGGATCCATAGATATAGGGAAGACCTGTCAGTGGCGCTGTCTTTGCACCACTTGCACCTCCCGGAATGACACTTTGTGAACCGCTTTCAGGATCGTTGTCTGGGGCATCGCTTGGACCATATACTGATGTATCTCCAGGATTATACGATCCCCGTCCGCCCGATGTAGCTGCATTACACGTAGTTCCCCCGGAACCATACTTACCTACTCCCCCAGCGCCTCCACCTCCGCCAGAACCGATTACCCCATCCCAAGTACCATCCGCGCCTGCAGTACCTGGCGTACCTGGACCAGTTGCGGTTGGCGTGCCTACTGTTCCTCCAAGAGCTCCACCGCCAGCAATCGGACGACCTCCTACTCCACCATCACCACCATTAGCTGACGTAGTAATTGTAAGAGAATTAGATTGGACCTTCTTACCACCTTTACCACCTGAGGCTTGGCATGTAGTTCCATTAAACGATGAAACTCCACCATCACCGCCATCAGTGACAAGACCAACATTGGAAATATCTTCAGTTCCTAAACTACCACCAGCTCCAACAACAATAGGAACAACTGCCGGAAGAGCAGATAATAGACCTTGAACTCGGTGAAGTCCTCCGCCGCCACCTGCTCCGCCATAACTTCTGATCAGGGTACCAGTATTCGCCGTATCAATGCCTCCGCCCATTCCTCCGCCACCACCAATACAAATCACATCAAAATTTGTATAATCCAGCTTTGTGTACTTTGTGATGTCAAGACTTTGATTAGCGTTGCATGTTATGACCAATGGAGCGG